GCGGTCAGTTTGATATCACAAACGTTGGTGGTGTCCCTCGTGTCACTGGAGCCAGCTACACAGTAGCACCTGAACTAAAGCTGATTCAAGATCAGTTAATGGGCTTGACAGGAGGTGCTGTCACCACTGCTGAAGAAGCTCAGATGGCTGCACAGCCTCTAGGCATGGCTGCTCAACGCCTATTCAATCTTGGTGGTCAGTATATCTCTGAGTCTCCAGAGATGGCTAGACAGCGTGTATTCCAGCAAATGCAGGATGTCCGTAGACCTGAGCAAATGCGAGAGGAAGAGAGATTAGCATCTTCTGTCTTTGGTCGTGGTCGTGCTGGCCTAAATGTAGGATCTATGGGGCAACCTGAACTGTTTGCTCTTGGTCGTGCTAGAGAGCAGCAAAGAGCCGCAGATGCATTAGCTGCTGAACAGGCTGCACAACAACAGATTCAGTTTGGTAGTGGTTTATTTGGTCTAGGCGCTCAGCAGCTTGGTCAACAGTACGCTATCCCTACACAGGCTCTTGGGCCTCTACAGTCCTACCTTGGTACTGTTGGGACTATTGAAGAGATGGGACAGCAGCCATTTAAGCTTGGTCTTGCTGTTGGTGGTGCTGCTCAGCCTGGGGCTACCGCAGGTGCTCAGCTTCTGCAGTCTGGTTTGTCTAGTGCTGCTGCAACTCAGCAACGTGCTGGTGATGCTGCTTCTGGTCAGCTTACAGGCTTTATGAATCAGATGCTTGGTGCTGCTATGGGCGCTGCTGGTGGAGGCTTTGGTGGTGGAAGTAGCTTAGGTAATTTATTTGGTAATCCTATGACCGCAATGCAGTATGGTACTAACTTAGGAAGCCAACAAACTCGTATGTTAGCAGCACAGGATGCTTGGTTCTAAACGGAGATAAATAATGGGAATTTCAGCACAACAGTTATTACAGAGTGATCCAGCATACCTACAGCGTCAGCTTGCCCAGCAGGAGATGCAGAGGTTAAACCCTACTGGCGGGGCTGCTGGTGCTATCGGAGCTTTGCTAGGTCGTGGTGTCAGTAACTTGGCAGGCGGTAGAGGGTTCTTTGATGTTAATGACGCAGGACTTCGTAGAGTTGCGGATGTACAGAGGATTATGAGCAGTGCTCAGTTTGATCCTAATAACCCAGCAGCTTACTACGAAAGCATAACAAAAGCTTTACAGGATGCTGGTTATGGGGACTTAGCTCCTATGGCTGCAGCAGAAGCTGCAAAGTTTAGAAAAGAAGCAGCTATTGAGAGACGAGCTGCGGCTAGTGATGTTCGAGCAGAAGCATCTTTAAGACTACAAGAAGAGGCTGCTCTTGATACTCGATATAAAAACAATCCAGAATTAATGATTGAAGATGCTCGTAAGCTACCTGACGATGATCCTAGAAAGCAAACTTTAATTAATCGTTATTATGAAATTAAAGGCGATAAGCTTACAGCAGAACAAAGAGCAAAAGCAGAACTTGCTAGAATACAAGCTGACACAGATAGGCTTAGAGCACAGGCTGCTAAAGAAAGTAAACTATTATCCTTAACACCTGCTCAGAAGGCAGTAGATTCTAAGTTTGCTGTTGAGTATAATTCGTTTGTCAATGCTGGCGGGGCTTCTACTGTAAATAAAATTCTAGAAGATTTAGATAAGGTTGAAACAGAGTTAGCTTCTGGTAAGAACATCACAGGTCGTTTAGTTGGTGTTGCTGATACAACAGGAACACTTGCTTATGTTAATCCAGCAGCGCAACGAGTAAAAGACTTAGCTGGCGGTGTTATTCAGAGTAACTTACGTTCTATTCTTGGTGGTCAGTTTGCCCAGAAAGAAGGTGCTGAACTGCTTGCACGAGCTTATAACCCAGCAGCCTCTCAAGAAGATAACCTATCCCGTATCCGTGAACTTAAAAAGCAAATTAAAGCCTCATTAGCTGCTAAAGTAGAAGCATCTCGTTTCTACGAAGAAAACGGTACTCTTTCTGGATACAAAGGAACTAAGTTTGTTCTAGAATCTCCTCGTGAAACCCCAAAAGAAACAGCAACTGGTGGTCAAACTGGTGAGTGGAAAATACTTCCTTAAGGACTAATATGGCTGAATATAAAGTACAAGCTCCAGACGGTTCTGTAATTAGATTAGAAGGCCCTGCAGGAGCTTCACAAGAAGAAGTATTAGCACAAGCAAAGCGGTTATATGCTCAAAGAGCAAAGCCTGACTTTACAGCACCAACAACTGAGACATATGATGCTTCGGCTGAGGCTATGGCCTCTGGTGTGCCTTACACAGGTGTTTCTTCGGCTGGAGATGCATCAGTAAGTGGTTTCTTGCGCGGGGCGGTATACGATCCTATTGCTGCTGTACGGCAGTTAGTGTCTGATGAACAGCGCAAGAGCGTAGCTAAAGAAGAGGCTTTATATCAAGAAGCCCGTAGACAGAGGGGTGATACTGGATTTGAAGGAAGTCGTCTGCTGGGCGGCATAGTCAGTCCTGTTAATGTAATAGCTCCTATTCGTGCTGCACAGTTAGTAACTAGAGGCGGTCGCTTAGGCCAAGTAGCTACTGCGGGTGCTGTCTCTGGAGCACTGCAACCAACTTTTGATATAAAGAATGCTGGAGATACTGCTGAGTTTATCGAGTCTAAGATTGAGCAGGTTGGTTTAGGAGCCGTAACGGGTGTCCTAGCTGATCTTGGGCTTACTGCAGGCGGTAAAGTAATTAACTTTGCAAAGGATTTAAAGAAACCATTAACAGAGGCTGGACGGAAGGAAGCTTTACAAGATCTTCTAACTAAGCTTTCTGGGGACGATGTAGAGAAAGTTGTTGATGCAGTTCGTAATGTACGTCCTCTTGTTCCGGGTTCTATGCCTACTGTTGGAGAAGCTATTGCAGATATTCCCGGCGCAACTGCTTTAGCGGCACAGCAACGAAGGCTGGCTGGCGACAGCGAAGGCGGCGGTTCTGCCTTATTTGCTACTCGTGAAGCAGAACAAGAAGCTGCTAGATTAGCTGCTATACGAGCAATAGGACAAGATGAGGCTGCTTTAGCCGCTATGCAGGCAGAAAGAACTGCTGTTACTGGTCCGCTGCGGGAAGAAGCTCTAGCACAGGCTAACATTGCTGGTACTACTGTTGGTCCTCGCCTAGAGGCTGAGTTAGCTTCTCGTCAAGCTAGTATGATTGATGCCTTACAACAGCAAGGACAACTACAGACTTTAGCAGCTCAACAGGCAGGTATTGCTCAACAACCGTTTGCTCCTATGGCTGCTGCTGGTATTCCTGCTATCTCTGGTCGATATAGTGTAGCTGCTACAACTGCTGCTGAAGCCATAGATGCTGCCAAGTTAACTGGTAACATTTTAGCTCAAAGGCAAGCAGAGGTAGCTCTTCGTAAAACACAGATTCAAAGCCTTGCAGATGAGGGTTTCTATGCATTAAAAGTAGATCCTGTAGTGCAAAGGATTGACCAGATACTAAGAAGCCCTGGAGATATGGCATCTGACGTAACACAAGATGTTCTGTCCTCATTAAGAGCTAAATTAGACCCAGCTTTGAGACCTGACCTAGTTAGTCCTAATGGTGTTATTGATTCTCGTAATCTGTATACAATCCGTAAAGAGATTGCAGATGATATCAATCAATTTGCAAAGGTTCGTCAAACTTCAGATAAAAGAAACTTAGCTAGACTAGAGACTGGCTTAAAGAGTGTCATTGACGATGCTATTGAGAAAGCTGGTGGAGTTAGTTGGAAGAATTACTTAAGTCAGTATTCTGAGTATTCTAAAAAGATTAATGTTATGAAGATTGGTCAATTCTTAGAAAGTAAACTTCAAACAGCTATTGGAGATAAAGAGCGTGTTGGGGCTTTTGCTCAAGCTGTTCAAGACGCTCCTACTACTATTCAAAGAGCTACTGGTGGGCCTCGTTATGAGCAGCTTTCAGATGTGTTGACAGATAAGCAAGTAGGGGCAATTAATGCAGTCTATGCTGATCTACAACGAGCCAGCAAAGCAGGAAACTTAGCCCGTAAAGCCAGAGCTGCTGGTTTAACAGAAGGTGAGTTTGTAACCCCTCCTACTGTATTTAACCAAACTATGACTATAGTCAATAAGATGTTTTCTAAGATTAAAGGAAATGCCTTAACTAAGATTGACGCAGAGATGGCACAACTCTTAGCAAACCCTCAACAGTTTGTAACATTTATGGAATCTATTCCTAAAGAAAGAGCACAAGGGATTATGGGTGTAATTTTCCCAAGATTATCTCCTGAGTCAAGACTGTTGATGAGGAATATCTTAGCAACTGAAGCTTTAGTCGAAGCAGAAACTTTACCTTAAAATGAGTGAACCAGTAACACAAGCTGCCAAGGCTGCTGTCTCTGGCATTAGAGAGGCTTTAGCTGTTGGTAAGGAGATAGAGGCTGTTACTAAGGACATTCAAGACCTTGGTAAGTCTGAGATCCGAGCCAGAGATGCCTACCGCCGTAAGCAGAAACAGAGACCATCTGATACTTCTGTCTTCTCTGCTGTTGAGGAGTGGCGAGGAGTATATGAAATCAAGAAACTACAAGACGAACTAAAGCAGGACATAATCGAGAAGCATGGTCAGACTGCTTGGGCTGAGGTAGAGGTTATCCAGCAGAGAATCCTTAAGGATAATAAGGATTTAACTGATGAGTTTGGTAGAGATATAAAGAAGCTTGCCCTGCTCAAGTGGTACTGTTTCATGGCTGCTTTCATCCTAGTTAGTTTTGCCTACGTCATGGGCTATAAGCCTTAAGGAGTTATTATGTTATCCCTTATTTCCTCCGCAGTTGGTTTCCTAGCCTCTGGCCTGCCCCAGGTACTTAGCTTCTTCCAAGACAAGGCTGACAAGGCTCAGGAGTTAAAGCTTGCCCAGATGCAGACTGAGCGTGAACTAGCCCTGGCAGAGAGGGGCTTCTTAGCCCAGCAGAAGGTCGAGGAGATTAGGACTGACCAGATTGCCCTCCAGACCGATGCAGACCGCCAGAGTGCCGCTTTAGACCACGACAAGGCTATTATGGCTCGTGCCTCTAACTGGGTGGTTAACCTGAATGGGATAGTACGCCCAACAGTTACCTTTATCTTTGTCCTAGAGTTAGTGATGATTAACATAGCACTGACCTACTTCCTGCTGCGTGGTGGTCTAGGTAGCATGGATGTAGAGCAGTTTATCGCAGCCACTGATGTCATCTTCTCTGAGGATGAGATGGCCTTACTGTCTGGAATCATTGCCTTCTGGTTTGGTTCTCGTCAGTGGGGCAAGAAGTGAAGGTAAGTAAGGCTTGCATAGAAGGTATTAAGAAGGATGAAGGAGTAAGGACAAAACCTTACCGCTGTCCAGCCCTGCTGTGGACCGTGGGTGTTGGACACGTCATAGATCCTAACCACATAAGGACACCATTCAATGAACGCAAAGGACTTAGTATCCCTGATGGGTGGGATAGAGTTTTGTCAATGGCTGAAGTGGATAGAATCCTCGCAGAAGACTTGGCTACATTCGAGCGAGGTGTTCTTAGACTATGCCCTAAAGGACTTACCCAAGGTAGGTTCGATGCCTTGGTTAGCTTTAGCTTCAATGTGGGGCTGGGAAACCTGCAAAGATCCACGATAAGGATGAAGCATAACAGAGGCGAGTATGAGGCTGCTGCTGATGCTTTCCTTGCGTGGACCAAGGCAGGCGGTAAAGAACTTCCTGGCCTAGTTAAGCGCAGGAAGCATGAGCGAGAGATGTACTTAATCCCAACTGAAGAGGATTCTGAGGAATAAGACATCAACTACTAGGTAGTTTGTTCCCTCCTCTGGGTCTTGTACATACTCTGCTCCACACATAATACCACAGATAAAGTTTAGTTCGATCATCATATTTCACAGTGCCCCGCTACGCAGGCTAGGGTCTGCGCTCCCTCTACGTTGTCGTCTTCTTCCTTAAGATTCTCCCATATAATATCTTTAGGCATCTTAGATAGAAGCTCCTCGTACTGCTCTTTAGTACACTCCTCGTATGGTGCTTGACGATAAGAGCCTCCGTCCCAAGGCAGGAATGAGATACCACTAAGCTCATCGAAGTTCCTCCACACCCAAGCCCCTACGTCCATCCACTCGTCCTCCTTGACAGAGATAGTCACTGAAGGCTTGTGCTCACACCAGTGACGCTGATACATGAGCCACAGGTCTAGGTGCTGCATAGCTGTCAGATCATCACGAGTACGAGAAGACTCTGGTGCTTTGACTGGGAATGAGAAGACTGCTGTGTTGTCTGGCCTCATCACACAGTCCTCTGTAGGGATACCAGAGTCTGTCAAGAACTGAGTTAGCGGGTCTTTCTTATCACCACGAACACGGCGAATATAATACTGACTATGTCGAGTATGAATACCAGAGGCGCTATTAACAAGTTGAGACACAGTGCCAGAAGGTTTAACACAAGTGATCGCAGCAGACACAGGAATTCCCAACTGTGCTGCAAACTCATTATTGGTATTAACGGAGACATCCCGTAAGTATTCAAGAGATTGCGTAGTGCTTTCACATACCCTCCCCATCCAAGGATTATCTAAGATACCAGTTAACGATACACCAAGTAAACGCTCATCCTCAGTGTTCTTCTGCCACACCTTACGCAGGTACGGGAAGTGCGTCATAGTGCTCTGGAACGTGCCTAAGATTGTGGCGATGCGTACTTTCTTAGCCAAGTCTGCAACGGTATCCTCGGCCCGTACAACGACTTCTGTGAGGTTACAGAACTGGTAGGGTCGAAGTATGATTTCTGAACAGGGATTAGTTCCGAAGTCATAATTCTGATCACGCCTACCGTTTTTTGCAGCTTGACTCTTACTTGCCTCTCGTGAGAAGATTCCTCGCTCTCCAGAATGACTGTTGTAAAGACTTGTCCATTCTGCGAGAAACTGACCAATATCTGGTTTAGAAGTGTAAGCTGCTGAGTTGTTAGCGAGTGCTCTGTGTCCATTTTGTTCCCACCAATTTCCTGATTTACAAGACCGCATACGGTCATCCTCAAGGTCCGACAAGCTGATCATTGCAGATCTTCGTACTCCACCGACAACAACAACTTCCCCGATTTTACAGAGAAGATCATGACACTCGATTGATGTAAGTTTTCTACCCACTGCTCCCCTGAACTTGGCGATAGTGAACTTAAAAAGCTCATCCAAAGGCCCTGGACCAGAGGCACGTCCTCCAAAAGTTTTGAGCCTGGCTCCTGCAGGTCGAATTCTATTAAGATCGTATTTTGCAACTTCCCCAGAGTATAGTAAAGCGATGAGTTGGCGTAGTGCTTTGGCCCACCCTTCTTTTGAATCCGCAACCGAAATAGTAGTCTGAGAATCAAACAACTGATCCGGGACTTCAGGCAATTGATCGACATATTTATGCTCCACAGAAAAGCCTACACCAGTACCACAGAGTAGGATGTACATAGCCTCGTCAAAGGCTTTAGGGTCATCGATAGGTAGGTAGCTGCAGTTATAGCCAGCAGTGTTGTCACGGTCTAGCGCCTTGCCAGCGGTCATGATAGCCCTCATGGATGGCATAACATCCAGGTTCTTGACAGCACTGGTAAGCTCTGCTCGTAGCTCCTCGTTAGGAGAGAACTTGTACTTCTCTTGTAAATGATTAAACATGAAGGTGAAGTATCGATCTACTGATTCTTCCCAGTGTTCACGGCGATTCTTCTCAGGTAGGAACCGACTGTAACGGCTCTTAGCAATAAACTGTTGATAGTAATCCATTATATATTTTCCCAATTAACTAGCGACTCTAATCTGTCCGCATTGTCTTCAATAATATCATCAAACCTTTCAACTATATCCTCTGAACGGATTGACAACTCCTCTATGAGTGTTAACTCATCCCACCTCTTCATGCGCTCCTTTATCTCTTCTAATGTTAAGGCCATATATTATACCACACTTTTCTTAGGTTTGCTACGCTTTTTACTAACTACTTTTGGCAGGTGCTCGATAGCTTTCTCTAGCCCTGTATCCCAATCAGCATAATGATCCCACCAGATAGTGGTCATACTGTCGTACCAGTAGGTCTTCTCACCGACAGGGAACCACCTCCAGCAGGCTATGTCCTCGTCACCTACTAGGTTCAGAGTCTTGACACCAACACTGGCAGCGCAGTGGGCGATAGCAGAATCCACCGATATAACGGCATCGAGTGTTTGGATTTTATCTGCTGTCTCAACCCACTTAAAGCTGTCTAGGAACCCTTCTCCTACCTGCAGAGATACAAAGTCATACTCAGGATGTCTAGTGACAAACTCATCTACTACATCTTTAGGAATCTGCTTTGCTGCCATATTCCAAGACTTGTTGTCAGTACTGTAGAAGATACCTACCAAGGGCTTGCTACGCTTAGGAGCCACTATAGCAGGATTACGGTACAGACCATCTGCACCAAACCACCGATCAGCAGGCTCTGAAGGTAACAGACCATGCTCCATCAGAAGGTAAGGCATAGACATCATCTTGATCCTGAAGGACGAAGGAGGGCAGTCACGAGGAGCCTTGCTAAACTCTAGCCTAGTATCCATCCTGCGAAGTAGTGGTGCTATCTCGTCAGGGTAGACACAGAAGACATCGTTGGTAAGTTCCTTGATCATGGGGATGAATCGAGAGAACTGAAGCATATCTCCCCAACCAGCCTCTGACCAGATGATTACACTGCGTCCCTTGATGTTCTGTCCCGGCATCCAGACAGCAGCCCTATCGAAGTTATTCCTAACTCCTGGGAACTTAGCATTAGGATTCCAGAAGGCATCAGGTAGGGACCGAAGCTCGTGCAGTTTAAACCCGTTGGCCCAATCGCCTTTACGGA